GTGTGTTACAATACACACCACCAATATTTAAGTTAAGGAGTAGTGTTAAATTATGGGTCAAGCAAATCAACGAGGTACATATGAAGAACGAAAGGCGCGTGCCGTTATTATCAACGAGGAACGCCGCGTAGCCGCTGCTAAAGCGCGTGAGGAAGAAGGAGAGGCACGATGGGCTGCTATGACACCAGAAGAGCGTGCCGAACGACTACAAGCGCGTGCTGTGATGGCTTCTATGATGGAAAACGGCGAGTTGGATAATCTTAAGGGTTTGTTGCAGCAATAGCATGGCTATCCATAAATTAGACGACATCATAAAGCGTGCCGAACGAGATTTATACATCGACCCAGAAAAGCTTGATGCTGCGGCGATTAAAACGCCAATGCTTTATCATGTTTACCTTGGCATATTTACTGATGTTCGTTTAGTGTTTGAAAAGAATGAATTAGAGTATAAGAAGCTTTATTCTGATAAGTATTATTACTATAGAAATGATTATGAAATCATACCAAAGAACGCATCAGAAATTAATATATTAATCGACGGCGATGATGATATTGTTGCCAAATCAAAGAAGCTTATATACTATCGTGAAACGATGGAGTATGTGGAAAAGGTTATGAAGATGATTGAGCAAAGGAGTTATCTAATCAAAAATGCAGTGGATTGGAGAAAATTCCAATCGGGAAGTTTTTAATATTTCTAAAATACATATATCGTGTGTTGGCTAAAAGCGATATTGTGCGATACCAAATATAACATTCAGCCTACTAAACAACGAAATATATTCATATTAGGCGAACGAATGGAACTAAACCCAGCCTTGTATAGAAAGGAACTCTTGTGTTCCAGCCTTATTTAATAGTATCGCTGGATTTTTGTTCTTACGAGCATAATCCCTAATACCTTTTACTACATCAGATTTACCTAACGCTTTGCTCCAATGTTGACCCTTTTTGCGTCCTTTGATTGCGCCATGGAAAACGTCAGCATCAACCGTGAAGTAAGCCTTACCTGCTGCTGTACCGCTTGGCGCTCTACCATCACTTGGAGAACTCGAAGCCATAGATGAGCCTACACTAGATTCCTCTTTTAACATGTTGCGTCCTCCTTTAAAAACGTGATATGATTTCCTGAAAGCAAATCCTTTCCTTCGTATACAGGAAATCCCAAAAACGTTTTATCGCTGACGTGATATGATTTACATATATGTTCTGATAGCAAAAGATTGATTTTAACAGTTCCATTATCATCTAATTTATTTTCAAATAGAACCTGTGAAAGTTCTGCCGACACCACACCTTGGTTTATCTCTTTTAGAATCAGTTCGGCTACGTCTTCATCTTCTTTCAATAGGTATAATGCTGCAGCCAAAGAAGCGGTTCTAGTCTTACCAAACGGCATACGTTCGAGTATGCGCTTTAGATTACGAACCAAGATGCCAAATTTACCCATGGCATCCTTTTCTGCTGACGTTGAAGCCTTCTTCAAGGTCTTACCCCTATCATCGATGAGACCCAAATCAAATGCATGCCATTTATTCCATGGCGTGGACATCAATTTGATGGTTTTGTATGCGTAATAAAGTCCTAATGCATCAGCCATAATTCAACCTCACAGTAATTCCAATTCTCGTCGTATATTAGAGCACGACACTATACTATTTAGTTCGACTTCTGACATGGATTCGGGTAGCATATTCAAATATTCAAGTATTGGTTTTATTTTACCATAAGTTTCAGGCGCATTATAGCAAAATAATAACCTTGGTACAGCGTCAACACCAAATATATTAGTTGCAATTATAAATTGGTTTGTTAGTGTGCGTATATTAATATTTTCACTTGGTCTATTCAACCATCGTTTTATATTAACGAATAATCTAAGGTCTTCATTAAACTCTTCAAGTGTTGTGCATGATGGGTTATTATATACCTTAGTAGCATATATTAAAAAATTGTCACTTGTTATAACATCAAAGTTCATGCAAGTTATTTATGGGGTTAAAATGTCATTGTCTATTAATTTTGAATTGGGTATCTTGGATGAAACCCATAAGGGTTGTGGAAGAGCATACCCAACACATGTAATGGTTCTTAGTAGTCCAACTGATGCTGATAGATAAAAAATATCTATCATTTATAACGTCGAAATTTAAGATAGTAGACAAAGGCAACCATAAAGTTTGTCGTTGTCCTATCTGTGGTGATAGTCAAAAAGATAAATCGAAGATGCGTGGCTATTTCATTGATAATGCCAAGCGCAAACGTATAAACTATTTCTGTCATAATTGTGATGCTAGTATGTTACTTGGAAGCTTCATTAAGTTGTATGCACCTGCCATTTATGAGGATTATAGGAAAGAGCGTGCGTTTGAATCGTTAGAATCATCACACAAGCCTATTAAAAAGAAGCGTGACGACACAGAACCTGTTCTAGTATACACGACAAGGAAGAAGAAGCCAAAAGCCGTTAAAAGCGATTCTAGCGAACCTAATGAAGTTCCTAGAATCAATAGGCGAGTGTTACAGCACCTGACTCCTATTATGAATGCTCCTATAAGTGTACAGAAATACTTGTACGAGCGAAAGATTTCTATGGAGATAGCACAGAAATATATATATTATACGCCTGAATTTATGGCTTACGTGAACAAGCATATTCCTGCTATGTTCTCAGAAGGTGCGGTGGCTGCATTTGATGAGCCTAGAATAGTTATCCTATTGCTTGATGAGAATGGCGAGTGTGTCGGATTCCAAGGAAGAATGCTTCCTGGCTCAGAGGCACAGGCTAAATACATCACCATAAAGCTAAATGAAAATGAAGGTAAGATTTGGGGTTTAGATAGAGTTGATAAATCCAAACCAATAATCGTGTTTGAAGGTCCAGTAGATGCTAGTTTTATTGATAATGCAATTGGTGTTTGTGGTGCTGATTTAGTTTCACAGACACAACATATAGATACACACGATACAGATTCGTATATATATGGGTATGATAACGAACCACGAAACAAACATATTGTAAAACGCATGGAAAGTGCTATCAAGTCAGATAAGTCAATAATAATCTGGCCGAAAGAAGTTAGAGAAAAAGACGTGAACGATATGATATTGAATGGAGTGGACGTTGATGAAGTTATACGTCAGAACACATTCAAAGGGCTGAAAGCAAGAATTAAATTCACAACATGGAGAAAGATTTGACAACAAAAAGATACCATGGTATCACTATTGACTTTGCTAGGGATGAAAACTTAAGCAAAGTAGGTGAATCACTTGTAGTTGGTTACTACTTGAAGAATAAAGAAAAATCACCACAAGAAGCTTATGCTCGAACTGCTATTAACTTCTGTGGCGGTGATATGAAATTAGCACAAAGACTATACGACTACGTTTCTCGTGGTTGGATGTCGTTTGCATCGCCATTATTAAGTAATTCCGTATTGGGTACTTGGGAAAATGGCGTATATATGCATAGTGACGACCTTAGAGGCATGCCTATCAGTTGTTTCATCCAGCATGTGCCTGATACCCTTATTGGTCAGATTGAAGCCGCTAAAGAGTTATCTAATCTATCGTGTGCAGGCGGCGGCGTTGGAACATATTTGGGTATGCGTGGAATCACTGATAAATCTCCTGGTGCTATTCCATATGCCAAAACACAAGATTCAAATATCATGTATTATCACCAAGCAGGCACTCGTAGAGGTTCTGTTGCATCATACCTTGACATTTCACATCCTGATATTGTTGAGTTTATTGGTGTTCGTAATCCAACAGGTGGCGACATCAACAGAAAGGCTCATAATATCAATATTGGTGTGAATATTAATTATGCTTTCCTTGAAGCTTGCATTAATGATGAACCGTGGGATTTGATTGCTCCTAATAGCGGCGAAGTCGTAGAAACACTACCTTCTGCACGCACATTATGGGAAGAAATCATCGAAACAAGATTCAAAACTGGCGAGCCATATATTCATAATGTAGAAGAATCTAACGACAAGATGAATGAAGCTTTAAAGGCTATGGGATTAGAGATTAAATCATCTAACATATGCACAGAAATCGTTATCCCCATCAACGAAGAACGTACTGCCGTGTGCTGCTTATCGTCACCGAATATTGAGCATTTCGAGTTGTGGAAAGACACAACTATGATTGCTGATATTGTTTATATGTTGGATAACGTCTTAACATGGTTTATTGATAACGCACCTAAAGAATTATGGCGTGCTGTAAATTCTGCTACCAAATCACGCGATATTGGTATTGGTGGTATGGGTTGGCACTATTTCTTGATGAAGAATAATATTGCTTTTGAGTCAGGCGGATTCGATTCTTCTTGCCAATGGACTAGCAAGATTTTTAGCCATATGAATAAACAGGGTATTGCGGCATCACGACAACTTGCAGTCGAACGCGGTGAACCTGAAGATTTAATTGGTACTGGTATGCGAAATGCGACGATTTTTGCTATCGCGCCAAATGCCAATTCGTCTATCATTGGAAACACATCTGCTTCAATTGAACCAATCAAAGCTAATGCTTATGTTCATAAGTTGCGAGTTGGGTCACACGTGGTGAAGAATCCATACCTACAGAAAGCTTTTGAAGTTCATGCTTTTGCTAATGCCTTTACCCAAGATTGGATTGATGCGCAATGGTTGGAAGTTATTAAAGCTGATGGTTCTGTTAAAGATTTGGATTGGATGCCTGATGAGCAGAAGAAGGTCTTTAGAACAGCAAACGAAATTGATATGATGTTTGTTATTGAGCAAGCTAGAATCCGTCAAGAGTTCATCTGTCAAGCACAAAGTGTGAATGTGTTCTTTACAGAAGGTGCAGACAAGCGATATGTGAATAAAGTTCATCTATATGCGTTCTCTAAAGCAGGTAGTGGTGTTCCACTTAAATCTTTATATTATTGTCGAGCAACCAAAGCAGCTAAGATGGAAAAGGTAGACGGCGTAATTGTTCGCGAAAGCCTTAAGGATTATGCTACACAGGATGCGGAAAAAGATGAATGCGTTGCATGTTCAGCATGATTGAATCAGCTAACGCATTAAACGATAAAATCCAAGATGCCGCAGAACTTCATGAAGACCTAAGAAATTATGGTAGCCTAAAAGATATCGATAAACCGTTAATAGTTTCTGGAATTTTGCTTGCATTAAGAGAGACTGAGTTTAAAAACTTTTCCATTGATGACCTTACTGGGGATGAAATAAACACAGATGGCAGTAAAATATATAATGCCATTGAGTCAAATTTAAAAAGGTCGCGTGTTGCTCCAGAAGTTAAGAGAGATAAGATACTTAGTCAGTTTTCGTTAATAAAAGATACACAAATACTTAATGAGATAAATGATAGTTTAAATAAAACACCCTTAAAGCATTACACAGAATTTTTGAATAACAAAATCTATAAAAGTATAAAATATACAAGCTCTTCTGAAGATTATTTAGGCAGGTTTTATGGTGAGTTTATGTCTTACTCTGGGGGAGATGGTCAGACTTTAGGTATTGTTTTAACACCAAAACATATTACAGACCTCTTTTGTGACTTGGTGGATATACAACTTGATGATGTTGTATTAGACCCTTGTGCTGGCACGGCAGGCTTTTTGATTGCCGCAATGCATCATATGTTATTACAAACAGACAGCGAAACTAAGAAAAAGAACATACGTCAAAAGCAATTGCATGGTATTGAATCACAACCATATATGTTCACTATTGCAACTACTAATATGATTCTTAGGGGTGATGGGAAAAGCAACTTAATCAATGAAAACTTCTTAAATGAAGACTCCAACAAATTACAACTTAAAGAAGCAACTGTTGGTATGATGAATCCTCCATATTCTCAAGGGTCAAAAAAGAATCAAGATTTATATGAAATAGCATTTACAGAACACCTTCTTAATTCATTAACTGTTGGCGGAAAAGCCATTGTGATTATCCCTCAATCATCAATGACAGGAAAATCAAAAGAAGAGAAAGCAATCAAAAAAAACATTCTAAAGAAACATACGCTTGAAGGGGTTATCACCTTAAACAAAGATACCTTTTATGGTGTGGGAACAATGCCTTGTATCGCTATCTTTACCACAGGTGAACCTCACCCTGCGGATAAAGAATGTAAGTTTATCGATTTTAGAAATGATGGTTACAAAGTCAGTGCTCATGTTGGTCTTATAGAGACAGAAAAAGCCAAGGATAGGAAGCAACATCTATTGGATGTTTGGTTTGATAGAATTGGAGCAGAGACCAGTTTCTGCGTGAAAACCACCATAGAAAGTGAAGATGAGTGGCTCCATAGTTTTTATTATTTTAATGATGAAATACCAAACGATGAAGATTTCGAGAAAACCATTGGTGATTATCTGTCTTTCGAGTTTTCAATGATTATGACTGATAGAGGCTACTTATTTGAGGAGTTTTCAAATCAAGAGGCTATAAATGACACTGAATCTTAATGATAGAGAGTGGAAAGCTTTTTATCTTACTGGAAAAGATATGTTTTATATTAAAAAGTGTAGCACAATGAAAACAACGGGCGTTGATGGAACGGACGGTGTTTTTGATGTGGTTGGAGCGACATCAAAAAATAATGGGAATGTTTTTTTTGCTAACGAAAAATACAAAGGAAAACTTGTTGGCAAGAATACAATCTGCTTAATAAAAACTGGTCAAGGTTCAGTTGGAGATGCCATATATAAGGGAAATGATTTTATCCCCTCGAACAATGTTGCCATTATAAAAAAAGACAATTTAAACAAATATATTGGTCTATTTATAGTAACTCTTATAAATAAGGGAAGCAATAGATATAGCTATGGTTATATTAGAAATGAAAAAAGAATTTCAAGAGAGAAAATCATGCTTCCAATTAACGATGATGGAAACCCTGATTGGAAATTTATGGAAAAATACTCCAAGGCTATTCAAGAAAATAAAACAAAAGAATTTGAGGAATATGCCAGAGCTAAATTAAAAAATTTGGAGCATAAGGATATAGGTTGTCTTAATAGTAAGGACTGGAAAGAATTCTTTTTAAAGGATTTATTTCCTACGATTCAAAGAGGTAAAAGGCTAATAAAAAACAACCAATTAAAAGGCTCAAAACCATATATTTCATCAACAGCATCCAACAATGGAGTTGATAACTTCATTTCAAATGATAAAGACACAAGGTTGTTTAACAACTGCCTTACTATTGCTAATAGCGGCAGCGTTGGCTCAAGCTTTTATCAGCCTTATGAATTTATTGCTAGCGACCACATTACTCATTTGAAAAATATTTCTATGAATAGGTTCGTTTACTTATTTATTGCTGCTCAAACAAACGGGCTATCTGAAAAGTATAATTTCAATAGAGAGATAAATGACACAAGAATTTCAAGAGAGAAAGTCATGTTACCTGTCTCTAATGATGGTAAACCTGATTATGAGTATATGGAACAATATATGAAAAATTTGGAGTACAAAAAGATTAAACTACGCGGTTTGAGCGGCGTAATAGTAAACGAATATTAAATAGGATAGGATAATAATAACGATGACAGATTCAACACGAAAAGATGAGTGCGTTGCATGTTCAGCATGATTGATGCAGATAACAAATTATTCGATAAAGCGAGAAGTGAGATGGATATGGCAGGTAACGATAAAGTTACCTGCTTCGTTCTTGATGTGTATCAAGTAGAGCGAATGTTGTTCAAATTTAAAGAAGCCTTCACGAACTATCAGAAATCAGTGATAGAAAACACATTAATAGTGGGTGAGAAAATTCTACAGGTTGTTATTAGACCATGAATACTGATATTGATAGACTTCACGAGGTCGCTGATGCTGTTAGATTAGGTAAGCTCTTACCAAGAGGTGCAGGTGAAACTACATATAATATTCATTGTGTGTGTGGTTACGTTCTACTAGGTCATGATGTTATAATCATAGTTCCAAGTTCTGCATATTCTCTTTGGCTTCCTGATATGATTAAGGATGTTGCTTATGAATACAACCTAAGCTTATCTACCCAAGGTAGGTGTGATTTTAGTATGGCTGGCCAGCATATTAGAATTATAGTAGCTGATAGAAATTTGAACGATAAACTACGTGGTTTGAGTGGCGTAATAGTAAACGAATATTAAATAGGACAGGATAATAATAACGATGACAGATTCAACACCAAGCGTTTTACGCGAAAGCACATCATATAAGCCTTTTGGATACCCGTGGGCTATGGAACTAGCAGAACAACACGAAAAGATGCACTGGATTCATACCGAAGCACCATTGGATAAAGATGTTAAAGATTGGCAAATGAAGCTATCTGACGATGAGATTAGCTTTATCACACAAGTTTTGAAGTTATTTACTCAATCAGATGTACAGGTAGGAAGTAACTACACCACATTTTTACTACCAGTATTCAAGAATAATGAAATTCAAAATATGTTAATGAGTTTTGCGGCACGCGAAGGCATCCACCAACGCGCATATGCATCATTGATTGAAACATTAAACTTACCTGATAGTGAATTTACGGCGTTCCTTGAGTATAAAGAAATGTCGGATAAGATTGACTTTTGGAAAGCGTGCGATACGTCAACGCAGACAGGTAAGGCTCAAGCACTATGTAAGAATATATTTGCAGAAGGTGTGTCTCTTTTTGGTTCTTTTATTATGCTTTTAAACTTCCAAAGACGCGGTTTAATGCAGGGTATGTGTGAAATCAATACATGGTCTATATTAGACGAACAATTCCATTGTAGCGGTCTTGTGCGGCTATTTAGAGTGTATATGGATGAACACCCACGCATCGCTACAGATGAGTTTAAGAAATCAATCTACGATATGGCTAGAACTACATATAAACTCGAAGCTAAGTTTATTGATTTGGCATTTGATAGCTTCAAAATTGAAGGGTTAGATAAGGAAGCCGTTAAGCAATATATCCAATATCTAATTGACCGTAGGCTGACCACCATGGGATTTAAAACAGAATATGGTGTCACTAACCCTATGACTTGGTTTGATGAATTGGTGGGGTTGCCTGCTTTAGAGAATTTCTTTGAAACAACCGTAACGTCATATTCTAAAGGTGGTATGGATGGTAAGTGGGAAGACGCATGGGATTAAATTCAATTAAATCAATAGGTTATATAGGTTAGTATGATTCTTTAATATTTAGGTGTTGTTGTGTACTGGATAAGATATTGTCACAGCAACACCTAAAAAATTATTATACTAAATAATTAATATGGAAACTAAAGACATACTAGAACTATCACTTGCTCAACTATCAAGAAAATACAACATAACAACGTCTAAGGCTTTAACGAAGATAAAAAATGATTTTGGTCGAGACATATGCGATATTAGGTTAGATGATTTGCAATTAGATAACTTATCAGAAAATGAGCAGTTACGCCTAATATATAATACATATCCAAAGTCATATAAACACTTACTTAAGAGAATGAATATAGCCCAGTTAGAAGGCGAAGATTTGTATTTAGCACTAGGCAACAAAAAAAGTTGCTGCTTGGTATGCGGCACACCAACATCATTTAAGCAAATATCGCATGGCTATTACGACTATTGTTCTTGTTCTTGTAGGGCTAAGGATAAAGAGTCATATAAAAATGGAACAAGCTTAAATGCAATACAAAAAAGAAAGTTACAACATGAAAAATTAACGGATAAAGAAAAGGCTGATAGATTTTCTAAGGTTGTTGAATCAAAAAGGAAAAAGTACGGTTCTTCTATGCAGGATATGGATAAGCAGCTTGCTAGGATGGATAATAGTTTCATATCTAATCATGGACAATCAATATATGATTTATGTATGTCTAGCAAGCTACAGGATATGCTACATAATCTAACATTTTCATATATATGCGAGCTATTAGACGTAAGCGTTGAAATCCTTACTAGCTTTATGAAAAGGCACGATATAGCTAAACAAAAGACTAAATGGTGTTGTAAGTCTAGGACTGAGTTAGGTCTATTAATGTTTATAAAGAGTAAATATAAAGGGGAAATCATTAGTGGATATAGAAAATTAATAGCGCCATATGAGGTTGATATATTTTTACCAGAGTTAAATGTTGCTATAGAGTTCTGTGGTTCATATTGGCACTCACCAGACAATAAACAAACGAATAGAGATAAGAATTATCATCAAATGAAGTGGAGAATGTGCGCAGAAAAGGGTGTGACGCTGATTACTATTTTCGACTATATGTGGGATAATAAAAAGGATATTATTAAGGGTCGATTGTTAAATATACTAGGTGATAGCGAAAGGATATATGCAAGAAAAACATCATGTATAAGCATAGATTCTAAGACTGCATCTAAATTTATAAATGATAACCACATACAAGGTTTCTGTGGGTCTTCTGATTATGTTGGTATGTTCTTAAATGGGGAAATAATTGGATGTATGACATTTAAAAAGCCGAGGTACGATAAATCTTATGATTATGAGATTATACGCAGTTGCACCAAAATTGGATTAAGTGTTGTTGGCGGCGTTAGTAAAATGTTATCATATTTCAAGAAAAGACACCACCAAGCTTCTATATTATCATACTCTGATAATGCTTATGGGTTAGGTAAAACTTATGAGAAAATAGGATTTACTTTTGATAGTGTTAGTCCGCCATCGTATAGGTATTTTAATATCAAAAACGCCAAAGATACATTAAGTCGAAGTCAGTGTATGAAGCATATTTTGGTTTCTCAGGGATATGATAAAAATAAAACAGAAAGGGTGATAATGAAAGAACGAGGATATTATCGAATATACGATTGCGGCGCGACTAAATGGTGCATAAATAGAAAATAATAGAACAAATAAGGATATAATTATATGACATTAAGAGCTACAGAACACATCAGGTGCGAATGTACATCTTGCAACAACACGGTTTATATCTCAAGCGCATCAGATGATGAAGGTTTGAAGTACTGTATGAATTGTGGTGAAGATGGTATTGAAGTTTACCCCGAAGACGAAGAAGAATCATGATTTCTTGTGGAATCGACTATTCAATTAGTAGTCCTGCTGTATGCGTTCATGTGGCTATTGGAGAGGAGTTTGTTCCAAGTGCATGTAAGTTCCTAGCCATACCGCCATTCAAGAAAAGAACGCCATTTGAACCCGTCTATGGCGATTCACAATATTACATGGTTGAGAACATGGGCGCTAAAGTATTTGGTATTGAAAGAATGGCTCACTTAGCTAAAACGTGTATGTCGTTTATCAATGCTTATGGCGCTGAAGGTTATTGTATCGAAGGTTATTCCTTTGGTGGTAATGGTCAAGTGTTCCAATTAGGCGAAAATGCAGGTATTCTTAAAGCTGAATTGTTTAAGTTTGGTGTTAAGCAACACGGAACGCCTACGCCAGCACAAGTGAAGAAATTTGCCTTTGATAATGCTAAAGGTAAAGGCGCTGCTAAAAAGCACCAGATGGTTGATAGATTTCATGCAGAAGTTGGTATCAATTTGTATGATTTATTTGAGTTACCATTTTGTCCAATCAAACACTCGATGGATAAGATACCAAGTCCTATAGATGATATTGCTGATGCATATTTCATCTGCAAAATGCACCATAATATTATGCTAGAAGCACAAAAAGCATAAATAACATATAAACGGAGATTAATATGGCACGAGCAAAGAAAGCAGCACCTAAAGCAGCACCTAAAGCAGCACCTAAAGTTGTTGAAGAAGTAGTTGAAGAAGTTGTTGAAGAAGTAGTTGAAGAAGTAGTTGAAGAAGTTGTTGAAGAAGTTGTTGAAGAAGTTGTTGAAGAAGTTGTTGAAGAAGTAGTTGAAGAAGTAGTTGAAGAAGTAGTTGAAGAAGTAGTTGAAGAAGAAGAAGAAGAAGAAGAAGAAGAAGAAGAAGAAGATTCAGCACAAACCGAAGATAACCCTACATTTGATGCTTGGTGGAAAGAAAAAGGCGAAATGCATCTAACTGACGGTCATGGTACACGTTCGTTGATTCAGTTGGCATTACACGCATCAGGTAATGGTGTTGATTGGCTTACGTTCGCTCGTAGCCAAGAAAATTTGACTGATTCAATCAAAAAAGGTAGCGCATACGATGTATGTAAGATTGCATTTGCAGCTACGAAATAAGGTTAGCTAACCCGACAAGGAATGCTACTTGGAGCACGTCAAGAAATTGGCGTGCTTTTTTTGTTGCAATCACATTACATGGCGATATACTTCGCTACAGAAGTTAAATTGAACGGAGAAATTTCATTATTATGAGCAAGAAAAACGCCACACAAAAAGATTTAGTCTTGGAACATCTAAAAGAAACAATGATTACATCTAATGATGCATGGTCTAGTTATGGTATCACACGACTATCGGCTATCATATACAAACTTCGTGATGAAGGATTCCGAATCTTTACACACGAACGTACCCATATAAACCGTTTGGGTAACCCTGGTGTTCATGCCGAATACGAATTACTCGAATAGCCTCATTATTTTTTGGGTATGAATGATGTGATTAAAATAAAGCTTGCAATAAGCTTTTAGGTTATTATACTTCGCAACAAGAAGAAACATTGAACGGAGATTATTATTATGAGCGACCAAGCAGAAATTTGGATTGACCTTTTCGACCACGACATCAAACTTGATGCTACAATAATCTATCAAGAAGCCGAATTACCTGATGCACAATATCCAGGGTGTGATGCTTCCACGGAAGTTTCTGAATTAGTTGTTGCTGAACGCGATGAATCATTCACTATCACCAAAGAAGAAATTAAAGAGATGTATGAGAAACATTGCGAAGGCGATGAAAAAGGCGGTAAAATGTTGGTTGAACTTGATTATGTAACTATGATTATCAACCAAAATGGAACTCTTGATATTGATGAGTTTGCTGATTCAATTACAGATTTATTAGACCATTGATTAAGTCATTAGTAGATAGCGAAGGCGATGTTGCTGACACATTTGACAGAAAAACGACTTTAACATCGTTGTTTGGATTACTTAATATTAAAGTGAGGTAGGTTTTGTTAGATTTAATCCGTAGTAGTGATTATATTGTTGAGTTGTATCATGTTGCGACAGGCGATGACCCAAAATTGGTTGTTGCTAAACTCATTGAGTTGTTGGATGATGTTAAGCGCGATGTTGAAGAACTTGAAGTCACTAATAGTTCTCTTAATGATGCATGTGATGATTTAAAGGGTGAAGTTGAAGAATTAAGAGAACTTTTCAATAAGCTCTCAACCGATGTTGTGGCTGTATGACGAAAGGTACAATTAAGGTTTCAACCCTAC